ATTTTCTCTCCACGAGTCTATCTAGCTTTTCCTCTATTCTATCAAACTTGCTCATTATTTGGGTAAGGACTTGATTTGAGTCAGCTTTAGTAACATACTCTTCTCTAGTCCTATTTAATAGTATTCGTAGTCTACTTAATTCTACTACATAGCCCCTCAAGACAAAGCCAATAAAACCAATACCTAGTGTTAGGACACTATTCCATATGTCTGTCATTTCCATCATCTAGTAGGCCAACTTACATTGAGAGGAAAACCTTCTTGTTGAGGTACATCTAAAAGTGCAGTCCTATAGGTAGACCAAGAGGCTTGCTCATCAGAACTAAGAGATGCCCAACGAAGAGCATTACCAGCAACGACATCAACTTCATCTACTAATAGTTTGTCTCTTTTAGATCTGACAAGCTCTTCTGTTTGAATCCAGTTAGAACCGTCCCACTTCGTTCCTATCTCAACAGTCTCTGGATTGTCGTGAGGTATAACAGGGAAAGGTGCGTCAACTTCTCCGTGAACATAACAAGGACAAATCGCTATATTATCGTCGTCTACTTGAACATATTTTCTCAACATATTAATATCCTATTGTGTGCCAGTGAACATAAGAACCAGAAAAGCCAGCTTTAGCATATACTATCTGATTTACTGCTGTGATTGAAACGCCTTGTGCGGCTCTTGTTGCCCCGGGGTGGTTTCCGTCATCACTCAATGCAACTACACCAAAACTGCTTGTACTTGTGTAACTGAACGGCAATGTGATAGCCACAGTTCCACCTCCAACAGCAGAGTGTTTTCCCCATGCCATCTTGAGTGTTCCTATTGTTGCAGTACCTGACCCAGTAGTTAGGCTTACTGAGTTAGCAAGAACAGACGCTTTAACTTTAGCAGGTGAGACAAGACTTTCTGTAGTACCTGTACCAGCTTGCCACACAGAAGTAGCTTGATCTCCAATTAAACCTGTCTGTGCATTAGAGGTATTAACCACCATAGTATCATCAAGTATCTTAAAGGAGTTAGTTGATTGATCGAGGTAACCAATACTAATCCAAGCATCATTAGCTTCAGATCTTTGCTTTAGTATATTACTAGAAGTATCATACCAGTGCATATTAGCATAAGTAGTAGAAGGAGCAGAACTCCCACTGTTGTTACTCCCTAGAGCTTGTAAAGCATTATTTATATCAGACCTCGTATTTGGGGCTGTTTGATTAGCAATATTTAAATCATGTTGACTCATTAGTATTCAATCCTTCCATCTAGGGAAATTACACTTGGTGTAAAATAAGTATTTGTGCTTTCTAGTTCAGCTTTAAATTCAAAAGCTCTCCCAACAACAGTAGCACCGTTGGCTAAAGACCAAGCTCCCCAAGTAGGAGATCCAGAAGGATCGTCGGGTGTTGCTCTTACATAGACTAACACATTAACATCACCAAATGCGGCATTCTCATCTGTCCAATTATCAAAGTTATCAGGCCAAGTATCAAATAACTGTGGTAAAGCATCCCACAACAATGTACCATTATCATACAATCTTTCAAACACAACATCACCAGTAGCTCTAGCGTTTCTTGAAGAACCAGTGTCTATGTAATTAGCTTGACCTTGCATAAGATAAGTAGCTGTAGGAGAAGAAGCACTTGTGTTGTCAATCTCAAGTTGATTTGAGACAACAATACAGTTAGTCTTAGTCCCTCCAAATGCAGGGTCTTCGGTAATAGTTTGAGAAGTACCTAGTGGTGGTAATTCAGTAGGTAACACAACTAGACTTGTAGCATTAAGACTTTCATTTAAGTTTTTATCGTATGCTTTAATTAAGAATGTTCCTGATCTAGCAGGTAAACTTGCATTAGTAGCTGGTCTTGCTATTTTACTTAAAACAATACTACCATCACCCCAAGTAACACCTGAAGTAAGTGGACTATGTTTAACTTGATAATAAGATAAGTCTAAATCTGGTACGGCTGTCCAGTCTAAGAATAAAGTTCCTCCAGACAACTCATGTCCAAAGTTAGTTATGTCTGCTGGTGGTGCTGATAAAGCATCTACTTCTATGTTAAATAAGTATTCCCACTCGCCTATATTACCAAAGGTATTAACAGCCCTAGCTCTAGCATCATAGAAAGACTTCTCAAGGTCAATAACAGTAAACTTACCTAGAGGACCATCTGAGATATTTTTGTACTCAGTTTCACTTGAATCTTTGTATTGAACTTGTACTTTATCAACACGTTCAGATGCGGCTGAAGTAACTGTTAAGGTTAACTCATTAACTAACTTCTCAGCAAAAACTTTAGCTACTACATTTGAAGAAAGTCCTACAGATGGTACTAAGAAAGGAGATAGCAGTTCTGTATTATCTCTTTCGTATACTACACCATCATCTACTTCATCAAATACACTTTCAGCAGTCTCCCGTAAAGTCATTTGCGTTTGTAAGTCTAGTCCATCTGTAAGTCCAAACGACCAACTAACAACTTCAAACTCTTTGTTAGTCCAACCAAACCTAGAGTTAGTAAGTCTTATGTTGTCTCCAACTTGTAGTTCTAAAGTCTTAAGGCTAAAACTAGCATTAACTGTAAGCTGTTGTCTATTACGCTCCAAGGAAATTAGAGCAAGCCTTCTAGCTTCTATAGAGTTGTCAGTAAATGCTAAATCTACATCAGCTACAGATTCTTGATTATTGTCAGCAATTAGAAAAGCAGAGCTAGTAACTTGTGGGTAGTCTGTAGTTTGCCAGTTACTTTCCTCACCTCTAAATGTACCTTTGATAACATTAAAGTTATCTCTACGAGAATGTCTAGTACCAACACTAATGCTAGATCTAAGATCGTCTTCACTTAAGTCCATTACTGGTGCAGTCCAGTAAGCAGGTTTCATACGCCACTTACCTTGAGCATACCACATAGATCCACCCATAGACTTAAGTAGTTCACTTAACATATCATAAGGTGTAGAAGCTGTAGTAAAAGCACCATTACAAGTATATCTAGTTGTACTAGCAAGGGTGTTAGTTTGATCACATACATTAGCCGCACTAGAGACTAATGTGTCATCTATATTAACTGTGTTTTCTTCTAAACCATACTTGCTTGTTAGGTAGTCCCTTAAGCATAAAGCAGGGTTATCTGACCAAGCTGTAGAACCAGTACGAGGGTCATATAATTTCTTACCTTTAACTGTAGCTGTAATAACAGGTATACCGTTAGGAAATGCGTCAGCATCAAACTTAAGTCTTACGTACATGTATGCTATACCACGAAGCCTATGCTCAGTTGTCCACTTATCAGATTCAGATATAAGAGAACTATCAGCAGTTTGATTTGAAGATCCATTATGTGTCTTAATTCTAATTAATCTTTCTAGTATAGCCGCAGTAGCCACAACTCCATAAGTTGCTCGAAAAGCATCTATCTCAGCTTGAGATGAAAACTCTTGACTAGGAACAAGAGAATAATATTTACCAGCTTCAACATCAGAAAAATTACCCCCTGTTACTTTGACGTAGTTATCACTAACTAGATAACCGTTTGAAGTTGTAGGAAGTAATTCGTCGTTAACGTATATCTCATCAAAAGATTGTACTTCATGTCCAGCTACAGCTATTATACGATGTAAGAACTTATTATTGTCCCCTGTAGCTTCGTCAAATACTATAGCTCCACCTACTCTCATCCTACCGTATATAATTTGGTGGTCTTGAGCAGGTCCAAGGGAATTAGTTTGATAACCTCTGTTAGTTCCTGATACAGTAGGTTTAGGTATAAGAGCCTTCATAGCCGCACCAAGAGCAAAACTAACCATAAAACTAGTTAGAAAAGCACCAGCAACATAAGTACCAGCCGCAATAGCAAAAGCAGAAGTTGTAGCCGCACTAAGTAGTGCTACACCAGCAGAAATAGCCATACTTATTCTCCCTTAAGGTATTTAGAGTATACACGTTCAATGTGTTTAAACTTAAGCCTCTCAAGAACTTTATCGAAGGGCTTATGTACTTTTATATTAATTGTTAACACAGATACTCCATCCTCTTTAAGACACTTCTCAGCAAACTTAATTAGTCGTATACCAGCGAAACCTTTACGATAGTCTTTGTGTAAGTAGATTACATCATTGTTAGCAAACATATGATCTTTGTAGTGTATGTTAGTACCTAGTACTACGACAAAATATCCTACAAGCAACCCATCTTCTCTAGATGTAAATACTTTAAGTTTACCTTGTTTCTCTAGGCTACTATAAGCATCCCAATCTGGGTTTAACTTAATGCTATCTTTATTAAGAGCTATCTCATCCCAATGGAGTTCTATAAGATATTTTATGTCTTCTTCTACTTGACTAAGAAACTCTTGCTGATAGCTAAGTGCCACTCTTACGACCCCACGATATTTGCTTATCTTGTAGATCTTCTACGAAGTCTAAACCTAGATCTCCAGCGTAAATTGACTTCTGATAACCAGATGTAAACCTAGCTACTCTAGCTCTCTCTAAGTCTACTAACTTATTCTCTACTAGTAATTGTATAGTAGATGTTTCACCAGATTCTTCTATATTCATCTGATCCATGTAACCAGAGAAGATTTCACTAAAGTCTTTATCTGTTGTCTCTAAGTTAATCCTAGAACCATCTTGTAGTAGTATGTAAGAAGAAGACTCCTGTAGTATGCTACCCTGAGAGAAAGTACCAAAGTATATGTTACACACACGACCCTGATAAGGCTCACTGAGGGCTAGTGAGAGGACTTCAGAGGGTACACCACTCAACGTAAGTGTAGCCCCCTTTACAGCTAATTCAGAAGTCTCTTCTATAGCAGATATATTTAATAAGTTACCTGTACCTACCCAACTAGTACCATCTTCTAGAACAAGTGTACCTTGACCAGTCCACAACCTTAATGTGTTGTCACCATCAAACCTTAACTCTGTAGCAAAGAATGGATAAACAACATCTTGAGATATGTTATCTATTGTATTATCTGATAAATCTCTTGACATATTAATTATACCTTAAGTTAAGTTTACTCAGATTCTTGTGGTTCTTCTTTAAGTGATTCAGTAAGCATCTTTATAAACGCATCCTTACCTACTTTAAGTTGGTCTAAGTTAAATTCTGCTGATCCAATCTTTTGACTTAGAGAGTTAATGTGGTTTATAATAACCTTCTGTGTATCATTTAGTTGGTCTTCAGTGTAGTCTACATTATCAATCGTAATAACCTTTTTATCTTCAGCCATTTTGATCTCCTTTAGGTTTAAGTGTTTTAAATTACCAAGGCATCCCAGTTGAGGATGTTGGGTTTGCAAGTTCAGCTAACTTAGCATCATTTGCCGCTTCAGTATCAGCTTGTACCACTTGTTCGTGTACCCATTCTAATACGTTTGCCTCTGTTAGATCAGCGTAAGGTATAAAGTCAGAGTCCGATGGATTAGGTGTGTGACTTGTAGTTCCGTATGCTGATGCAGTGTTAGTTCCATCTGTGCTTTCGCAACGCCAGTGAGCTATTGTTACTCCATCATCAGATGTGTTTCGCTCTAGGTTAGCGATAGACCATGTGTGTGTTGTTGCCATAATAGCCTCCTGTTATATTTCTTGTGCATCCATTGCAGTCTGGTATGCAGTCTTTACTGCGTCAGTCCAAACTGCATTACATATTGCTTGTACTTCAGTTGACTCACCTGAGATGTCTGTGTCACCCCACGTGTCATCTGATTTAGTTGAGCAAACTAAGACGTGACGATGGAATGATCTGCTGATCTCTGTACCATCTCGTTTGATAATTGTTGCCGTACGAACTTGCACATGCTTGTAGTCTCCGACTACTTCAATTTTATCTTGTACTGTTTCTTCTGTTAGTGCCATATTGGCCTCCTTTGTTTATCGTGGCTTTGCCACCTGTCCGACCCAAAGCTATGCAGTGGGTTATGCGTTTGTTTTATATGTTCCACTTATACGAAAGTCGGTAGCGGCTTGGGTTTGTTGTGCGCTAGTTCCTGAAACACCAGTACCTCCTCCAGCGTAAATATAAACGTAAGAGGTATTATCACTACACTCCGCCCACATATCGCTAACAGACCCACTCGCAAGGTTATTTGCGTATACAAGAACTGCGTTTGAAGAATCCCCCAAGTTAGCAACAGTAAAAGGTAAAGTAAAACGTATAACCCCTGTTGGGGAACTAACACTAGAAATCCTAATATAACCCGAAATGTGAACTAAATTACCTATTTTTGTGTAGAAGAAAGTATCATAAGAGCTGTTTAGCGTAATAGTCCCAGATGAAGTGGCAGTAAGTGCCGCAGAAAAACTCCCCTCTTCATAATCTTCCAACTTATTAGCCGACCCAGTACCGCCGAGGTATACACCGCCTGATAGGTAAGCGTCTTTGAAAGGAATAGCGTCACGACCTAAATCAAGAGCCGTATTATAAGTGTTACCTGTCATTGTATGA